AGGCCTTGGTGTATTTAGTCCACGATTGGCGGTCACAACGCCAGCCGCGGCCAAAATCTTTTGGAAAGTAATCCAAAATTGCTTGTACGCCTAGCGCGTTGGCATTAGCGGCAACCTTGTTAATGAACTCGAGCGACGTTTTGCGGCCTGTTTCTACACCCTTGTTTTTGTCTGCCATGTAGCGCCAGCTCAAATCCATGGCGCGGCCCGTGGCATGTACTGACAAGCTGCCGGGTTTGCCTCGCATGTCGCGTTGGCCCCATGAGCCGTTATCCCACAAACTTTTGCCGCTGTACTTAATAGCGCATTTAATCCAAGCATTAGTGCCAGCACGTGGCGCGGGTGCTGCCCCGTCGGCGTTGCCTATGTAATCTCGAGCGCCAGCAACACCCGGCTTGGCTTTAGCAACGCTCATTGGTCAGGCTGTTGGGTTTTGCTTTTAAGGCCGTTAGACGCAACGAGGCCGCTAAGGGTGCCGGTAAGAAATACAAGCAACGTGCTAAGTAGGTCAATTAGTTGTGCGTCAGTTGGCGCCTGTTCCATAGGCTGGTCTACAAACAGAACGCCATAAATAAATGCCATAACGGTAAACGTAAAACACACGGCCATTAGGCGGCCCACAAAAACTATTAGTGCCGCGTGTTGTTGTTCAGGGGTTTTCATTGTCGCACGCCGCCTTTGTAAAGCATTGGTAAGTTGTGTTGGTTTTAGAAACGGTGCAACCATTGGCTAACCAAATTACGGCAACCATAAACAAAAGGGCCGCATATTTAGCCCAACGGTGGCGGGTAAGGGTTTGCATCTTTAACGGCTTGAACGGCAGACTCCCAAGCCTCTTTAGTGTTTGTGCCGCGTTGCCATTCGAAAAATAGGCCGTCGGATTGTGCTTCGTATTGTGTGCGGCGTGTTGTTTCAATAGCTGCTACTTGGCTGTCGTACTCTACTTGTGGCCAAGCGGCGTCTAATTCGGCTTGCGTTGGTGGTTTGCCAGCGCTTAGCCATTCAAGCGTGTCATAATCGCCGTTTAAAGTCCATTGTGTACCGGGATAATTGGCGGTTAAAACCATTGCATAATCGGTGCTCATGCGCTTATCTCCATTACCGTAATTGTAGATATGCCGCGATAGTTGGCGGCGCCAGCTGCACGGTTTAGCCAAAATGTCCACAACGAGCCCGGCACGGCTGTTTGTGCGCTGTAAGTAAGGGCGCTAGTAGACGCGGGGCTATCCAAAAATACCATTGTGCAATTTTGTGGCCGAGCGTTTGTTGGACTGTCTTGAAATAGTGTTCCGTCTGTTCCGCCACCAATGGCGCTACCGCCTCGAGCTAAACGTAATTGGATAATTTCGTTATTGGCTGTAATGTCACAATTAACGGTAGCAATAACTAAAACTTTGTTTGTTGTTGCGCTTGGTGTAATGCTGGCCGTTAATCCTGTTATGTCGGTGTAGGCCGCCGAGGTCGTTGAAAATGTCGAGGCCGTAACGGTGGTGCTAACTACTTGCAGCACACGAAACGCGCCGCGCAAATCGTTTAATTGTGCAGCGGTTAGTACGTTGCCGCTTACAAACGCGGCGGGCAAGGTGGTAGGGGTAGCCATGTTGTTACTTTATCCTAAAACGGGTTGTGGGTCGGTTATTCCTAAAATTCCGTAAACGGCGTCGTTCAAAATAAATTCGTACACAATCGTTGTAGGGCTGGTACTAATAAGGACGCTATGCCCTGTAGCAAAATTTAGGCGGTGCTCTATGCCCTCAATGGCTAACTCTTGGGCTAGTTCGCTGGTAGTTGTGCCTGTCTGAAATGTCTTTTCTATGGTGATTGTGTCGCCAATCTCAAGGGTGGCTACCGTTTCGCGTTGGCTGTTGGTTAGCAAGGTAAACGACGTTTCTACGGACGTGTAGCGGGCCTCAGGTTGGCCGTTCAGTAGGTAGCTGGCGGCGGTGGTTATTGACCCGGCTTCGTGTAGCAAGCTGTTGCCAATGTTGGTTGTTTGTATAAAGTACGTGGCAATGCTGGTTGCGTCTGTAGCCGTGGCGGTTGTGGCGTTTAACCCTGTAACTACGGTTCGGTTTATTACTTGGTCGGCTTCAAACGAAATACCGACGCCCGTATATTTGTATGTTCCAGCGGTGCCGTCGTCGTGGAAATCTGCCGAGCTGCCCGACAAGGTGTTGCCGATACGGTTTTGGAAAGTTAGGACTCCCGCTCGAGACATAAAAAGCCGCCCAAATTCGGCGGTGTCGTTAATTTGAGTTAAATAGTTAAGTACGTTGGTACCGGCTGGCACGGTGTAAGCGGCGTCATGGCCAAGGTTTACGGTGCCAGTAGCAATGTTGCGGGACGCTAACGGAAAATCTACCTCGGGTAAATTTAGTACGGTTGTAATGCGTTGCCCGGACGTTTCGGCGCTTACGTTGAGTTCGTTTAAAACGGTTTGACTTAGCAAATAAAATTGGTCGGCACAATATACCTCTACCGTGTCAGTACCGCCAAGGCTAAAATTGTAATCGTAGTTAACTATGTAGCCATTAAAAATATATTGCGGCGTGTTCGTACTGTCGTAACGTAGTAGCCGTACCTCGCGCATAGGGGCGAGACCAGGTAGAGCTTGGGCCGTGTCGTAATAGGGCGAGTCCTCGTTAAATGGGTTAAATACGCCGCCCGCTAACGTGTCGTCAAGCGTAAAGGTCATTGTGCCAGCGCCAAACGTGTCGCCTTGGTCACGGCGTCCACGGCGTACGTTGACGTTTAGCGCACCGTCTAAAACGCTCGCATATTCGGTAGTGCCGTTCAAAACGTATTGAGTGGAGTTGAGCACTCCGCGCAACGGGTCGTTTAGCGTAAACGCGTCAACTAAAAAACCTGTTGCTATTTGTAGGTCATAGTTGCCCGATTGGACTACAGCTACAGCCATGTTATGCCACGTTTAATTGCAGCGGGCCAGCGGTACGCGAATACGCCCTTAACGCGTTAACGACGCTCTGCCCTATTTCGGCGCTAGTAGACAACCCACCGTTTACGTTAATGGTTACTCCGCCGCCACCCATGTTGCCCATTTGAGATAGTGGTACTACAGCTTCCGGGCCTGCCTCACCAATAAGCGCCAAGGTTGGGCCGGTCACAATACCGCCGTTAGCCATTTTGGGTATGCCGCTTGTAACAGTAGAAACAATTTTGTTTACCCGTTCGGTTACTACTACGTCAATGTTTACCGAGCGCTTTAGCTTGGCGGCTATCTCGTCCATTTTGGCCATAAGTTTTGGCGTTAATTTGGTTAGCTCTGCCTCGAGGCCGTTAACAATAAAGGTTGCTTGGTCTACGCCAGCCTTGTACCAATTGTTGGCGGCTTGTAGTCCTACCTTGTCGGCTGCCCGTTGTGCGGCCTCTACAAGCGCGTTAGTTTCGTCTATAGCAGTTTGCCCACCCTTAACAAGCTCTAGCGCTATTTCGGCGCCAGCGACGTTGCCCGCGTCCATGACGTAGCCCAATGCGTCTTGGCTTAAACCCATCTCAAGGGCTTTGCCGAGGTTGGTGGAATACTCGACGACGCCCCGCACTTGGTCACGTAGCGAGTCTAAAAAGCCTTTAAAACTAAAGTCACCTGACTCGAGCGCGGCGTTAAAATCTAGGGCGCCCTTTACGGCGTCGCTTACTTTGGTAGCAAAATCGTTAAATTCGCCTTGCGCGTCGGCCAACTTTTCTTTAGCGGTATCTACTGCCTCGCTTAGTTTTTCTTTAAGCGCCGTGGCAAAACTCTCCACCTCTTTTTTGGCGCCGCCCACGTCGGCTTTAGTGTCTTGAAACTTTTGGTTAAATATCCCGGCAGCGTCGGCTACGCGCATTTGCTGTTGGGCAGATAAACCAAGCGCCTTGTTGTACGCGCCTGTTTCTTGCTCGGCGTCAAAGTAACCCGAGCCAATAGCCTGTAAGCCGTTAACAAAAGCCGAAATGGGGTTTATTAGCTCTAAAATTAACTTGCCAAATTTGCCTACTTTGACCGTGGCGTTAGTTGCCGGGGTAGGCATATTGCTAAACGCGTCGTTAATTTTTACTAGGCCGTTAGCAAAATCGGTTGCCGCTGGTAGTAGTTGTTGGCCTAGTTGTATTTGAAAGTTTTTAAACAGGGCGCTTAGTGTTCGTTGTTTGTTGGCTAGTCCGTCGGCTGTTCGAGCAAAGTCGCCTTGCGCGTCGCCGGTCTGTTTGTAGATAGCGGCTTGTGCTGCCAAAATCTTTTGTTGTGCTGTTAGTGCACCGCTGCCGTCGTAAATGCCAAGTTTCATTGCCTCGGCTTTTAGGGTGGCGTCGTTAAGCAATACACCAAAACGGCGCAACGGCTCTGCTTCGCCTCGTAGGGCCGCGCCAATGGCCTGTACGGCCTCTTCGGGGGTTGTGTTGTTAAACGAGGCTAGGTCAGTAGACAGCGTTACAAAGTCGGTTGTAAACGTGCTTAAATCCTCGCCAGCTAGCCCGGCAGCTTTACCGAACGTGCCAAAAGCACCGGCAGCGTCAAGCACCGATTGTTTAGATTGGCCAAGCTCTTTAGCGGCCGTGTTAGCAAAGTCTTTAACGCTCTTAGACGCCCGCCCAAAAATTACGTTTACTTTGCTGGTTGCCTCCTCAAAGTCTGAGGCCGCTCGAATAGCCGGGGCAATAACTTGGGTAATGGTGCCGATAGCGGCGGCAGCTGGCAGCAATGCCCGCTGCAAAATAAAGCCCGCTTTTTGGCTGGTAGTCGTAAGGCTTTTAAATTCGCGTTGAGCGTCGGCAATGCCTTTTCCATTAAAGCTTGTAAAAATACCAATGTTAATTGCCACGGGTCACCACCAAATTACGGTTTGTTTGTTCCATAACTTTACCCACAATGCTTAGTAGCTCGGCGGTTACTCCCGGGCGGTTGTTTTCTACGGCCTTGTCAATGACTCGCGGCGCGTCGCCTACCTCTTTGTTTAGGTTGGCTATAAACGCCGTGTTGCGGATACCGCTAATGCCCGCGCCTGCATGGTCATAGATAGCGCCCGCAAAACTCTTTTGTTGAATAACCATTAGCTGGTATGGCTTGGCGCCGTACACAACTTGGCGGGTGTAGCCGCCTTGGTTGAAATCTACGTAACGCTCACGGGTAGCACGTACACCAACGCGCACGTTAAAGCCGCCTTGCACCTCAGATACGTTCCAAGCTGCCTCACGGCCTCGAATAAGCGAGCCGCGACGCATACCGGATAGCGGGGCCCCGTCGCTACGTGATTGGGTTTGCACCATTTGGCGGGCCTCTTGCACAATTTGGTTGCCAACGCTTTTAATGTCTTTAGTTACTTGCCGCCTAATTTTGCGGTCAATGTCGTTTAATTCTTTAAGCGCCGCCTGCACCCCGTATACGTCTATGTTTGCGGTTGTTGCCATGGCGTCGCTACCTTTTTTTGTGTGCTTCTGTCAACACTTTAGCCACCGTCTGCAAGTCTTGTAGCTCAAACGGGATATTAGGCGGCCACCAACCGACAGCTACTAGCACCTCGGCTAGCTGGCGTCTGTAGGTGCCGCTTCGATAAAACTTGGTTGCTCTTGGTCTACCGTGTCAATTTTGACAATCGTTTTTAAAAAGTTATCAAACTCTGCCGGTACAACAATCTTGTTTGCTTTTGACGCTTCAAACGCCAAAAACGCCAAATCCTCCATGCCAAATTGTCGAGCCATGTCGGCTGCGCTACGTTTAAATTTCCTCTCCCATAGCACAACTACGTATAGGTTGGTTTCAACCGTGTAGGTATTGTCGCGTGTCTCTACTCGTATGGTGAGCTGCATAACTAGCCTCTTTCGTGTCGGGCCGTAAGTGGGCCGTTATTAGGAAACGTCTACCGAGTACAAGCCGCCAGTAAACGTAATGTCAATGGTTGACAATTCGCCCATGGTGGCGTTGATGACTGGCAAAGACTCTAGGTAGGTGCCGGTCAAAGTAAAACCCGGGTTGGTAGCCGAGTAGGTACCCGGTGTTGCTGGTGCAGCTGGCGAAACAATAACGGTAACTTGTGTACCAACAAGGCTGGCCAATGTTGCGTATGTTTCGCTTGCGGCGTAACTCATATACAACGTAAGTGTTAACTCGTTGTTTTCAAGGCCAGCCGAGTTGTAGCGGGCCAAGTCACCAAACGCGGTGCTTTCCAATGCTTCAACGGTGCGCGTAAGTGTTGCGGCGGTGCATTGGTCGCGCAAGTTAACAGTTGCAATTATGACGTCCGGGTTGCTTAGGTAAGTTGTTGTGGCCATGGGGTTACTCCTCGTTTGTGTCTATGTCTTTTTTAGCATTTTTTACGGGCTTAGGTGCGGATACTTTAATAAAGCCGCCAGCGAGTAGCGCCTCGATATTAGCCCCGCGCATTACGGCTATGTCGGCGTCAAACTCGGCGCCCGGTGTACCCACTCGAGGGCTAACAACGGTGTATTTGCTCATGCTGTAGTACTCGCTTTCAAGTCAATAGTTAAATCATAGGCGGCGTACTCGGCCCCACCGTACACCGCTACCGTTGGGCG